TCTGAGTCTGTTAGACAGAAGTTGATGGCTAAAGAGGACGGCGGTGAGATAGATAAGTACTTTCTTGAAAGGATGGATAAGCTTGAGAGTCTGATAACTAGGTCTAATGTTTTTAATGCTGAAAATGTCAGAAAAAGATCTATATATACAGATTTTCCTGTTCAAGCTGAAAACTTTCCAGATGTGATGGCGGATATACATCGCACCGCCCTTAAATTAAACCTACCAGTGATGTCGATTAGTCGTGATCGTAAACAGGGAAGTAGAGGGTTAGCTTTGATAGTGGATAAAAAGTTGACAGATGAGGAAACAGTGATTTTGCATAACATTCTGGCTGAGCATGGCGTCGATAGATACAGTATTACGCCCTTTGAAGACTTGTAGTCCTCTGTTAGTAATTAAGGCGGGTAGCTGGTGCCATCGATGCGCATGGTTCCCGATGATGCCCTGGTGGTCCCTGTCGAGGGGATGATAGAAGCGTTACTGGATGGCCTACTGGCAGACTTTGGTATGGCTGACTTGGCCAGGTTGAATACCGTTTGCAGCTCGGCGCTGATGAATCGCTTGCAGTCGGGCTTGCTTGCCCAGGAATTGAAGAACAGAATGGCGGCTCGTAAAGCGCCAAAGACTGCGCTGGCGACAGCTGACGTGGGGTCTAAGAGCTAACAGCAAGCTGGCCGCGCCAGCTTTTATTGGGGGTGAGCCCGGATGGGCAAACTGTTTTGTAAATACTTCGGCGTGAAGGCTATGATGTCGCTGCTGGTTCAGAGATGGGGGAGAGTGTTGTCTGCTCGAAATCCGAAAAGAGCCACTGCGGATTATGGTGTACGCCGCCGTCTGACCTATAGGTTAGGTCAGACGCGACAGGTTAGACGGCTGAAAACCGCATGAATACTCAATCCGTCTAACCTCCTAACCTTTCTCATGCGCCCGCCCGTGGGTGCGTACGCATACTTGCGCGTAGACGTGATGCATTAATTGAAAACCTATTAAGTTGATTATTGATTATTTAGGTTAGAAGGTTAGACGGAGTTAATAAAATCAATAACTTATTTACGTCCAACCTATTGGCTAACCTATTTATAAAGTTAGACGGTTAGACAGGGTTTTTATTTTTTAAATTATTTTCCTCCAGCACTCAAAAACAATTTCGGGAGTTATACCGAATAGGTTAATATGTGCTAACTTTCAGCAGTTTTGCGACTGCACAAATCATCACTGAGCCCGGACGCCTTGCGCTTCTGGGCTTTTTTTATTGTTCCCTTATGTCTCCGTACTCAGTGCGCGATCCCCATCGCGTCTGGGCTCAGTGATGGTGCGTGAAGAAATGGCCACAGCTGCTCCTAAACCTTGTCGTCGCGCTGGTTGTTCTGCCCTGGTCTATGGCGGCAATGGATATTGCGACCGGCACCAGGCAGATGCAGAGCGGGAATGGGTGAAAGCCCCAGAGCACTCAGGTCGTGGTGGCCGGCAGTGGCGTCGCTTACGTCTGCAAGTGTTGGAGCGTGACGGCTGGCTGTGCCAGTGTGAAGACTGCGCTAAGCGGCGGGTGCCGCTGGTAGCCCATGAGGTGGACCACATCAGCAATGAGCGTGATGAGAATGGTCAGCTTGATGATTCTCCTGAGAACCTACGGGCAATGAATCGTGATTGCCACCGTAAGAAGACCCAGCAGGAAGCGGCCCGAGGCCGGCGGCGCTGGGCCGGGAGGGGTGGGTTGAAACTCTGAGCCACCTGGCCGGACACCCGCCGCCCCGTCTTATTTTTTGCACGACAGATTTTTCAAGAGGGGGGGGGTCGAAACACCCTCCCAAATTTATGAGCTCCCATGTTCGAGTAGTCCCACAGGTTGATTCCGGGGCTGCTGGGGAAGTTGCGCCTGCTCAAAATGTCGTCTCTGAAATTCCTGCTCTGGTTGCAAAACTTTCTGCGAAAGAGAAGAAATTATGGGATCACGTTACCCAAGCTCTGCATGAATATGGATTAATTCATCGCACGGACGCAATGGTGCTGACTGTTATTTGTCGGACCTTTATTCGTTGGGTTGAAGCCGAAGAATTGCTGTCGCGTTTTATGAAAGAGAACGATGGCAGTTATTTTGCAAAAACCCCCAACGGCTATGAACAACCACATCAAAGTTTTTATGTGGCACGGAATCTGAAAAAAGAGCTGCTGCAGTGGTTGCCAGAGGCCGCATTAACCATTCCGTCTTTTCAGAAAGCGATCAGTTCCGGATCCAGTGGTGGCTCCCAGGGGCAATTGCCTGGGTTCGAGGATCCGGTTGAGCTGCACCGCAAGCGCAAGACAGTAGCTGGAATGCGCTTGGTATGAGGACATTCGACTGGGATGCCTACGGCCGCCGAGTGATGGCGGGAGAGATTGTTGTTTGCAAGTGGATTCGCCTGGCGGTGGAGCGGCATTACCGCGACCTGGAAAGCTGCCACGCACGCGGGCTGTACTTCAGTGACGAGCTGGCGCAGCATGCCCTGGAGTCCTTCTTGTTCCTGCGTCACTCCAAAGGAGAGTGGGCCGGGCAAGTCTTTGTGCCGTCGGATTGGCAGCAGTTCTGGATTGCGCTGGCGTTTGGATGGATGCGCACAGACGGGACACGGCGTTTCCGTGAGGTCTGGGAGGAAGTGCCGCGCAAGAACGGCAAATCTACGAAGCTCTCCGGCGTCGGCCTGTACTTGATGGTCTTCGATGGTGAAGGCGGTGCCGAGGTATACAG